CCCCGCCATGAAGTTGAGCGAATAACCGTCCTAGCGTATGTGTCAGCTCTCCAGCGCTTGCCTTGCTTATCTGTGAAACCATAGAAGCCCTTTTCAGCCCACTTCATAACCGTAGTAGATACGGCTTGAGTGGGGTTCATAACCCCGGTGACAACCTTGGCCACTGTTTCCTCGACTATGGACTGATAGACCTTTCTGACGCTGACTGGCAGCGTGGTATTGATAAGGTTGTTGATGTCTCCCATGGTCTGATTGACGTAGTTAGCTAGGTTAATCTGGATAAGATTGTTATCCACAAAATCACCACCACCCATTGAATCTAATAGCTGGGTTTTAGTGTCCTTGTATATCTGGTAGCCCTCGTTTTGAATGACATAGCGTAACTGCTGCTCAGCTACTCCAGACCGCTCAGCGATAAGCTTGATGTTCTCATCATTGAGCAAGCCCATTTCACTCATTTTCTCAATCTGCCAGATATAAGGGTTATCCTCTAGGCTAGCACTGCCACGCTCTCTGATACGGTCAACAACTTGGTCGAATAAGTCCATTGTCATTTGATGATAGATGTCAGCGACACGGCTAGCGTCTAGCATTAGCTGCTGATCATTTAGCTTGATTGGTTTCTTATTCGCCATAGGTTATCACTCCCCGTATATCGACTTATCTTCTAGGCTTCTATCGTTGTTAGCTTCTTCAATAGTGTTGCCGTTGATTTCTGCCTTGATTGCTTTAGCTTCCTCTGGTGTCACGTTAAGGACCTTCTCAATGGCCATTGTCTCAGTGCCAAAGCCTGCGTTAACTACTTTAATCCAGTAATCAAGCTCTGCGTTTCGGTCAGTAAATACACCATCATCGAGGTTGACGCTGATAGCGTCCATATCTGGGATTGTGCCACTGTATAGACCGTAAGCCTTGGCAAGCTCTAGCATTGAAATGATTAGCTCTCTTAGTGATTGCTCGACCAGTGAAACAATGCTGTTGCGCATTTGGTAGGTGTCCGAGTTCTCGCTGACAATCTCTGTTGCCGTCTTCATGCTCTTGCCGTCGAACGTAAACATGCCGGCTGACACTCCTAACTGCATTTCAAACAAGCTTAGGCCCTCGTTGATAGCCTTGATATAGTCTTCTGCCCTAATAGGCGTAGTAAGGTCGGTAATCTTAACACCGCCGTCAATGTCGTTGCTTTCAAACTGCTCATAGACGTTCTGACCTACTTCAAATTGATGTCGGACAACAACCTTGTCACCTTCTTCCGTATAGATAGGCTTAATCAGTTGAGCAGGAACAGCAACACGACGCTGCCCCATTTTGACTTCCCACATAAATTGGTCATAGGTTTCATTTAGAAAATCAATCGTAGTCTTAGCGTTATCAAAGATAGATAAACCAAGAGGGCTATTGATATCCTTGTTATTCATGCCTGGCGCTTTCAAGTAGGTGAATAATGGACGACTTAAACCGTGCAATTCTACGGTTTCTTCTAGGTCCTCATAAACCTCTGATAGTGGCACCCTTTGGCCTACGATGTTTTGATTGTCCGAACGGTATAGCTCGTTTGATACGGTATATTTGCCGTCTTTAGACCACTCATGAAGTTCGACAAGCGTGTAATAGATTACTTTCTTACCTTGGCTTTTCGTGGTCTTAGTGACAATAGCGGCACTCGATACATCTTGAGTGTTCGACTGTAGTGGCAAGAATACCGGCGCTTGCACAAATGACACTCTGACTTGCTCACCGTCGATATAAGGACGCATTGCAAGACCACCAAGAGCAAGGCAGCTCTCTAGGTAGCGTTCAAAGTTCTTTGTGAATCGGTCATTATAAAGTTGCTCTTGAATGAACTTATCAGCCGTTGCATCATCCACCTTGATTTCAGCTTGTTCGTTGAACACAAGGCTAGCAATCTTCTTTGAAGCGGTCCTTGCAATAGGCAAGTGGTTGAACGCCCTCTTTTGAGGTGTGCCGTTGCTATCTGTGTACTTGATAAGCGGATATTTGCCGGCAAAGTATTTCAAACTCTCCCTAATGCGGTCATATTCAGCGATAGAGACGGCAATTTTGGGGTGGTCTGTGATATTAGTTAGACTTTCCGTTGTCATAACGTATTTACTCCTTGTGAATAGGTCTTTAATGGTCTGTACTATTCCCATTATTAGCTCCTTTAAGCTTTCAAATCTAACGCCCTAGCGTTGTCTAAAACGAAGTATTTAAACGCATCGACGGTGTGGTCATCTTCCTTGATAACTTTAGGGTCGTCTGTGTGTATCGTCTTTTCATCATAGCGATACATCTTGTGTTCCTCGTAAAATATCTTGTTACTTGGTATATCAAGATAATAGAAACGCCCCTCTGCTAATAGACTGATAACCATATCAACCATGGTCTGATTTTTCTTCTTAGCGACTGGATGCCAGCGCTCCCTATAGTCTTTGAAGTATTGGTTACGAAGCGCACCCTCTGCACTATCGATGGTCATTTTAAGTTTAGGCACTCGATACTGCTTCATAATCTTTTCAATGAAGTCATGGATCATAACAGTCAACTCGCTAGGCGCTTTCTTAATCACTTGACCAGCGGGACTGTAATAGAATGTATCTAACAGAATCACATTGCCCTTTGCAGTCAGACCATAAGCACCGCATGCAGTCGCTGATTGTTGGTGTCCTGTATCCATTGCAAACGATATCCCGATAAGCCTATCGTCCGTTGGTAAGCTATCGATAGCGTGGAATGTACTCATGTTATAGACTTGATTACCGAGCCCAACCGCTTCACCTAAATACAAGTAGCGGTAGTAGTCGTAATCATTCTGCTTGATACGCTCTATATCTTCCAACATTTGCTCAGTGACGAATCCTAACTTATCGTCCAGATATGTGCTTGAATGTGCTAGATAGTTGTCGTCAGTCTTGATGTCCTCAAACCACTCATTTATCCAGCTATATGGGTTCCTGGGCGGGTTGTAAGACCAAAAGAATTGCACGAAGGGAGCCTTATCATGTTTCTGCCGCATGAAAGTAACGTTAGACTGGTCAAAGTCCTCAGCGTTGTTAAACTCAGCCGCTTCCTCGTACCAAACTGCGATAATGTTACCGATGTCGTTTGATTTCAGCTTCTGGAAATCGTCTTGCCCGTAGAAATAGAAAGTAGAACCAGTACGCTTGTGAACTATCTTAAACGGGCTCACAGTAGCTCTAAAGTGATTGTCCAGACCAAATAGACTAATCGCCCACTGAACCTTATTAAACACGCTGTCACGAATTGTATTAGCTACCTTACGAATGACAACCACGTTAGCTTTTTCACCTTGCATGATGTACTTAATCATCATATAGACGAGTTTCAGCACAATAACCGAGGATTTGAAAGAGTTACGCCCACCCTTAAGCACGTTGTAAGGCTTTTGAGACTGCCAAACTGATTTGAAATGCGGGTTAACGTTTTTCTGAATGTCAATCGTTGCCATCTGGGATATCCTCCCAAGCGTTGATAATGTTGAGGTTCATTGTACCTTCAACACCACTGTCTAATTGTTCTCTTAGCTTTCTGATTTCAAGTTCTAATTTCTCGGATTGTTTAGCCGTTGGATAACGTTTCAAGATTTCAACAATTGCCTTGATAACTGTGTTGTTGTCAGCCTTTTTCATCAACCTTTCGACTTCACCAGTCAGCGGATTCATCATCAAGACTTCTTCGTCTCGTTTTCCTCTAGCAATGTCGGATAGAATGGACAAGGCTTCTTTTGCATCCATGATATTCTCATCGTGCATTTTCTCAACTTCGGCTTGGATAAAGCGTTTAATTTCAAGTTTTTTCAAGTTTTGCCCAGCGATACGCCCTGCCGTCTTTTCGCTATATCCAGCGTTGATGGCTGCCTGTGTAGCGTTACCTAGCTTGATATATTCGCTAGCAAATAATTTCTGTCGTTGATTTAGCCCAATATGCCCACCTCCTTCATTGCATAATCAAAAAAGACAACCCACAAAATGAGTTGTCTCCGTTTTTCTTCGATAATACAATAATACCACTTTAAACACTTGTAAGATACCGTGCTTTATCCGTCTAAATACCGAAATTTCAACGTTCTACGACCAATTGACCATTTCTGTATAGTTCAGCGAATGCTAGGATAGCATTATTTAGCAATTCTTGAAACGCTGTTCTTTCGAATCCGATTGCTTGGGCGATTTGCCAGTTTGGTTTAGGTGGATAGGCTAGATATTTCTCAATCAGTATTCTGCGATAGTCTGGGCGATATAGCCCACTAACTGCTTGCTCTATGGCTTCTAGCTCGTTCATTGCATCAACTCGCCTAACTGCAATATTTTCCACCGGTCTACTTACCCCACTGCCACCTCTGGGCATGAAGGTAAACTCTTGTGTTATCTTTTGTTCAGCGCTATCGTGTGCAATCTCTCGCCAGCGTGGATATTCTCGAAGTTTTCGCTTGCAACGTTTGATTGTTGCTTTTTCATCAATTTCCGGCAATAGCATTTTAAGCCCTCTCTGGTATAATAGTAGTGTTGATTTCCAAAGAGTGCCGGCCATTGTGTCGGTCTTTTTTTATTTTAGCCCAAGAAACGTTAAGAGATTTTATTGAAAAGATAGAATACGTATTTATTCTTTGGGTGTTTCTCGAGCCTTTTATTACCTCCTTCCTAACCATTGACACCAGCAAGGTCTTTGACTTTTATTTTGTAATGCGATATCAATAAGAAAGAGGCTTTTTCACATCCTTTTTTCTTAAATTTGCTGGGTTTGTTTTGAGCAAGGTCTGTCAGCTTGCT